TAACAAATTTATTGGATTTGTTCAGATGAAATTAATTGAACTCACATCAAGCGGGCAGGGGCAGACAGCAGTTGATCTCAATACAGCTGTTGTTACTTTTATTACCCGTTATAACCATTCTGCTGAGGCCTGGGTATTAGACTTATATGATTCAGAGGGTAATGACATCTTATTAGGCCTGATGCTCCTGCCCGGAATTGACCTGCTTTCCCCATATCAGCACCAGAAACTCCTATATGGCGGGCTAGTCTTAGTTGAAAAAGAGACAGACGCATATAAGGATCCTGATGGACTTGGTACTAGTACAAAATTGTTATGGTACCCCCCTGGGGAAGAGGTTGTAATCCCGACATGAGTAACCAGCCATTTATAAGACAGGTAGAACTTCTAATCGGACCCCTTGAGGAATGGCGTGGGGGTGGTAATCAGGATCTTGCCCTGCGTATTTTTTCAGACGGCAGCAATGATGGTCTGAGGATAAGGTTTGCAGTTCGTAAACATATAATTAGTACAGCAAGCCCAACAGTTATATCAGTATATAATCTTGGACCAAAATTAAGAGCAAGCCTTCAAAAATCTAATGCTCAAATTGTTCTCCGGGCTGGGTGGGCAAATACAGGCTTGACTACAATATTTAGTGGCTCCCTTCTGGCCTGTGTTCACCAAAGAGAAGGTGCTGATATTGTAACACAATTAATTAGTTTATCTGGTTTTGGCGGGTGCGCTCGTACAACAATTGCTGGAACATTTACTGAGGGGGCGTCAATAACTGAAATTGTGACAGGGTTTGCTGGTGTTATACCGGGGGTTAAAGTTGACCCAAAATTGATTCAAATATCTGAACATTTTGTTGGTAGTCAGGGTATGTCCTTCCCACCTATTCCGGTGGCTGAGGCCCTTGATAAACTTGCTCGGGTTTATGGTTTTAGTTGGTGGATTGATAAGGGTTATTTTCATGCTCTTGATGATGAACAATCTATTTCTGGCGGTGAGGTATTCCTGAGTACCAATAATGGATTTTTATTCAGAGTGGAGCCTATGTTAGTTTCCCCTATGCAAGTGAAAGCAGGGGTTTCAGTACATTCCCTATTTAACCCTGGAATTGAGGCAGGTAAGACAGTAAGGATTGAGAGCACTGTAAATCCGCAGCTTAATGGTAGTTACAAGGTACACACCCTTAGTCATTCGGGTGATACTCATGGAAGTCAATGGGATACCCATGTGGAAAGTTGGGTGGTGGTCTAAATGGATACTAGAACATCTGATCAAATAACGCAAATGAGGGAAATTATTGACCGCGCCCTCTCTAGGATTAATACATGTATTCCTGGTGTTATCCAATCATTTAATCCACTGACTCAGACTGCTAGTGTTACTCCAGCAGTTCAGAGTAAAAAGATAGTGGATGGGGTTGTATCCTATGAGGATTACCCGGTGGTCATTAATGTGCCTGTGGTATTTCCGTTTGTTACTGTTCAGGGCTTTGCACTTACCCTGCCTATTTCAGCTGGAGATGCCTGTATATTGATATTTGCTCAACGGGCTCTGGATAATTGGCATGATCATGGGGGAGTACAACCCCCGGAAATGACTAATGGTGGTTGTCGTCATCATGATCTTACGGACGCAATAGCAATTCTGGCGGCACCCCCGGCGCCGAATGCGCTTTCTGCTTGGAATACTACGGGTATTGAACTTAGAAATGAGGATAGATCAAATCGGATTACCCTTGACGATACTGGAATTACTCTATGGGTAGGCTCCAGTACAAGAATTGTGATTACAGACGGACAAATCCTCTTTCAGGTTGGGACAAAAACATTTACTATGACTGAAACTAATATTGAATCTAATATCACTATTAATACCACTGGAGATATTATTTCCAATGATGTGGTACTTGATAGTCATGTACATAGTGGGGTAGAACCCGGTAGCGGTACAACTGGAGGACCTGTAGTATGAGTATGACCTGGGGAATAAGTCTTGACTACCATGATCTTGTAGTAGATACAGGGGGCACACTCTTAAAAGTATATGGTGCTGAGGAAGTACGTCAGCGCATTCTCGTGTCCTTGCTTCATCATTGGGAAGAGTATTTTTTGAACGTACCGGCTGGGGTGCCCTGGTATCAGCTTATACTAGGTAGTAAGGATAAAAAGATGGTTGAAACTATTTTACGCAGACGGGTTCTTGAGGTTCCGGGTGTTGCCAGTATCCTTGACTTTCAGCTTGTTTGGCCGAGTACAACAACAGCTCGACAGATGGAAGTATACATGAGTGTTGAGGTCTTAGGCCAGGATGCCCCTGAAATTGTAGACCTAACTGCAGCTATTCTTTTACAATAAAGGAAATGCCATGACTGAATTTGGAATAAATGAGACTGGTTTTAACCTGAAGCGTCTGGCAGATATTCTTGCTGATATGAAGACTGCTTTATCTACTGTAACAGATCCAATTACAGGTGAAAGCCTTACTCCTGATTTACTTGATGAAAATGATCCACTTATTCAATTGGTCAATACCTTTAGTGATACCCTGGCCTTAGGTTGGGAGCAACTTCAACTTGCATATAATCAATTTGATCCCCTAAAGGCTACGGGGGCTGGCCTATCTGGATTGGTACAGCTTAATAAGCTATCTCGTCAGGCAGGTAGTAAGTCAACAGTAGTCTTGACCTTGACTGGTACTGTTGACAAATCTGTTCCTGCGGGCAAGATTGTTACTGATATGAATTCTACCTATAATGGGTTCTACCCGCATTTACATTTGATGGCGCTGGTGAGGCTACTGTTACAGCAACGGCTTCAGAATATGGGCCATCAACAGCATTAGCTGGCACTCTCGTTAAAATTGTAACCCCGTATTCAGGTTGGACCTCAGTTACAAATGCTGCTGATGCCATAGTAGGTACAGATGAAGAGACGGATTCAGAGTTAAGAACTCGACAACAGGATAGCACTGCAACAGGTGGAGCTACTATTGAAAGTATTTACACTGCACTTTTAGCACTTGATGGGGTCACCTATGCGCACGTATACCAGAATATAACTGATGTTGTAGATTCTCGGGGAATACCTGCTCATCAGGTTGCTGTTGTTATTTTAGGCGGTGATGACGGAGAGATAGCAGATGTCCTCTTTAACCATATGCCTGCTGGGGTATCTACATATGGTACTTCCTCAGATACTGTAACAGATACCCAGGGCATTACCTATACCTATTATTTTACTCGGCCTGCTGAGATTGATATATATATTGATATTGAGGTTGAAGTTGTTGACACTTCTCTCTGGCCGGATGATGGGGATGATCAAATTAAGGCCGCAATTCTGGCTTATGCTGTTTATGGTCGGGATGGACTGGGTATCCCGGCCGGATTTGACCCTGATGGATACCCCCCTGGGCAGAGCGTTTACGCCAGTGAACAATATACTCCAATTAATAGTATTCAGGGACATAGGGTTGTATCTGTTTATGTAGATACAACTCCAAGTCCAGCAGCGGTGTCTGTTAGTATTGATTGGAATGAAATTGCAGTATTTGATGCCGCGAATATAAATATTACAGTGAGTTAATCATGACATTTCAATCTGTAGAATTTCCAGAAATTGATATTGAAACCAGGGCATTGAGTAGGGTTTTACTACAATTCCGAAAGTCTCCGGTATTCCTCCAGGTATTGGAGGCCATGATGTCTGAATTAACAGCATTTGTAACAGCTGTACAACAGGTAATGGAATATCGTACGTGCGCAAATGCTGAGGGGGAAAATCTTGATGTACTGGGGCGGATTGTTGGACAATTTCGAGAGTTAATTAATTATGATGTAATTACCTGGTTTACCCCTGATGCAGAGTATGCCCTGCTTAATCAAGCTCCTATATGGGTTACAAATGCACCACTTGCAGAGAGTTTTGAGGCTGATGATTTTTGGTTCCGGCAACTCATTGAGGGTAAGATTGCTCGAAATTTTGTTCAGTACGGAAGTGTACCTGAAATACAGGATATGGTAAAACGAGCACTTGGCCTTGATATAAGTATTGTTAATGTGGTTGGTAATCCCCTTACGGTATTAATCATTGTGCCTGATAATACATCATTAAATAATCTATTGCTATTGCAGAGAGTAGGTAATAACGCAACAGTTGATAGCGTATTTTTCTTACCCCTTCCTGCTGGAGTACAGATAGCGCAGGTAATCTATTGGTCTGATTATTTCTCATCTTGGGGTACTACTTCAGATTGGTCAGACGTTGGGGATTGGAGTGATACTGGGGATTGGAGTGATACTGGGGATTGGAGTGATACTGGGGATATTGAGGCCCTTGATTTTGATGGTCGTGGGGCAATTTTGCCCGGCATAGGATAATTTGGAGGATGATTATGTGGCTTAAAAGATTTCAAAATTGGTTACCTGTTATACTCTTAACTGTATTTTTTGCACCCCCTGCATTTGGTGCCGGGAGTTGTACCCCTTCCTGGGCTTATCAGGGAGCACTCAGCCATCAATTACTATTTGATTGTACTGGAGATGCTGTTGATGGTTCAATTCCTGATATTGAAATGG